CGCGCGGTCTCGCACCCCTAGAGAGGATGGGCGTACGCCGTGCCCCTGAACACAGCAGGCATCAATGCCGTACTCGAGGACGGCAATGAAGCGGTCATCTGGGTTGCCATCGGCAACGGCAACGCGTCCGGCAATCAGACCTCGGCCGCGCGCGTGCAGCTCGCGAGCACCGTCGCCGCCGGCGTCATCACCGCGACCGGCGTGCCCTACGACTTCACCGGCACCCCGGGTGCCGGCGCGACGCACGCTCTGTTTTACAGCGCGTCGACGGCCGGCACGTTCTACGGTTACGACGCGCTCACGGGTGACCAGACCTTCAACGCGGCGGGCGAGTACAGCATCACGAGCCTGACTGTTACCGGCTCGTCGACCTGAGCGGGGCGCCGTGACCGAGTCGCTCTTCACGTGTCAGGTTCCGGTCTTTCACGACGCGTCGGACGGCACGGTCTACACGCTCGGAACCTACTTCACGCCGGCCGTCGACGGCACCATCACGGCTATTCGGTGGTGGTTCCCGTTCACCGCGCAGCCCTTTGACCAGGCGGTCAAGGCGTCGTTGTTCCGCAACAGCGACAGTGCCAAGCTCGCGGCCGAGCCCGACGTCGCGTTCCCCGTTCCGGGCGACCTTGACCAGTGGAACGAGGTTGCGCTCGCCTCCGCGATCTCGGTCACGGCCGGCGTTACCTACTGCGCGGCAATCCGCACCCCCGACCGGTACGTCGCGTCGACCGGCGCTAGCTCCCCGTGGCCACTCACGAATGGCGACCTGAGTACGCCGGCCGACGCCGGCCGCTTCGCCGTTACCGGCGGCACCGAGACCATATTCCCGACGAACGCCTCAGGAAGCGGTTGCTACTTCGTCGACGTCGTGTTTGTGCCGGCCGACGTTGGACCGAACGAGGGCACGGTCGACGTCGGGCTCGACCTCGCCGTCTCGGCCGCCGGCGCTACAGCGCACGAGGGCACGGCCGACGCCGGTCTCGACCTCGCCGTCTCGGCCGCCGGCGCGACACGGCATGCCGGCGCCGTGGCCGTGACGCTCGACCTCGGCCTCGCCGCCGCGTGCGTGCGTGAGGCGGCCGGCGCCGTCGCGCTCGGCTTGAATCTCGCGCCATCGTCGGCCGGATCGAATGGCAGCGCCGCGCGGGTCGTCGCGCCGCGGCTCGTCAACCGCGGACCGGGCGCCGTCTCCACCTCGCGGCCGGCACCCGGCCGTATCGTTACCCGCGTACGAGTCGCGGACTAGGGAGAGGCGGCCAGCATGCGGCGATACGATTTCGGCGACCCGGTGCCGCTTCGCTACACGGCGACCGACCCGGATACCGGAGCGCCGGTAGGGATCTCGGGAAGCCTCACGCTCACGAAGACCGACGGCACCACGTACGCCGGCGTGACGAGCTCGGGCGGTACCGGCATCCTCGACGTCATCATTCCGCCGGCAGAGGTGGCGGTCGTCGGCCGCTACGCGTACGTGTGGGACATCACGGGGGGCATCGCCGACACGTCCGACGGCTACTTCTACGTGGGCGCCGTCGACGACGAAGTGCCGCCGCTCGGTAGCTTCGCCATGCTCGCGCGCAAGCTCGGCTCGGCGGCCGACGACTTCGACGAGACCGAGCGCGACCGCGCCGAGTACCTGCTCGACGAAGCAAGCGAGCTAATCCGCGACATTGCCGGCAAGACCTGGCTCGTGACGGGCACGAACGCGCTCGACGCCGTGCCGCGGCGCATAGCCCGTATCTGCGTGGCGTCGGCCGCCCGAGCCTTCGACAACCCGCACGCGCTCTCGCAGCGCACAACCGGCGACCGGACGACGAGTTACGACCGTTCCGGGCTGCAGGGGGGCGAGGCGGTCTACCTCACAGAGCAGGAGGAAATCGACGTGCGCAGGTTCGGCACCCGGTCGTCGTTCCGCTCGGTCACCCTCGTGAGCCCTTACAGCGCCGACAACTCGGACCTCGATGAAGTGGTCTACTGATGAGGGACGGCGAGATCGGAACGCACGAGCTCAACCGGCGTTTTCGGGTGATGCGACCAACGACCACGCGCGATGACGTCGGGGGCGCGAGCGTCGCCGAGGTCGATCACGGCGTCGTGCGCGCGAAGGTGTCGCAGCCCGCGAGCGTCGAGCAGCTCGAGGCGATGCAAGCGCAGGCCGCGTTCTCTGTGATCGCGCACTTCAAACCGTCGGCCGACGTGCGCCGCGGCGACCACCTCATCGCGCTCGACGACGGCGATGATCTGCGCGTGAAGTCGACCGTTACGCCGTCTGACCGGGTGTACCTACGCGCGGACTGCGAGCAGCTGCAGCCGGAAGGGAGCAATACGTGAAGATCATCCGCGATTGGCGCTGGTCCCTTCGACTGATCGGCGACGCGCTCGAAGAGCTCCGCATCCGCCCGGTCGGCGTGATCCACATTGGCGCCCACCACGGGCAGGAGGTGCCGCTCTATCTCGACTGCAGCTTTGAGCGGATCACGCTCGTCGAGCCAGACCCGCAAAGCTGCGGCGTCATGGCAGGGCAACCGTGGATCGCCGACCCGCGCGTCGGCATCGTCAATGTGGCCTGCGGGCAGCAGGGGCGCGCCGAGTTCCACCGTATGGCGGACACGTCGTTTTCCGGGCTCATGCGCGACGGCCGGCACGAGCAGACCGACGCGTTTCTCGTCGACGTCGTGCCGATCTCTGCGATTCAGGGGCAGACCTTCGGCAACGTACTGATCGTCGACACGCAGGGAACCGAGCTCGATGCGCTGCGCACGGCGGATCTCGGCCGGCTCGATCTCATCATCATCGAGACGCAATCTGAAGGCGCCGACGCCCCCGGCGCGTACTGGCCCGACCTGCTCGAGTGGGCGGAGGTCGAGGGGTGGGCGCCGCGCATTCAATGGAAGCGTGACGAGCGCTGGTCCGATGTCCTGCTAACGCCCCGACGGCACGGAGAACAACTGTGACGAATGACCCGAAATGGACAATCCTTGTGCCCACCCTAGGCCAGCGTGAAGAGCTCTTCGCGCGCCTGATGGGCGTCTTGCTGCCGCAGCTCGACGCCTACCCGCAGGTGCGCCTGCTCGCGTGGCGGAATAACGGGCGGCCGACGCTCGGCGAGATCCGCGATGGGCTGATCGCCGCGGCGATCGCCGCCGGCGCCGAGTACGTCTCATTCATCGACGACGACGACCTCGTGCCCGAGTACTACGTCGCCGAGATCGTCAACGCGCTCGTAAGCCGGCCGGATCACGTGGGATTCAAACTCGAGTACACGACCAACGACACTGGCCGCGAGATCGTCGAGCACTCGCTCAGGTATAGCCGTTGGGGACGGACCGATGGTGTGCTTCATCGCGACTTCACGCACCTTGACCCCATCCGAGCGGTCTTCGCCCGCGAGGGTCTGTTCTCGCTCTGCCGCTCCGGCCGCGCCGAAGATCGCGTGTGGGTCAAGCAGGTGCGTCGCCACCTCGTGACCGAGTCGTATATCGACAAGATCATGTATCACTACCTGTTCCGCGACGACACGACCTCATGGCAAGACCCGAAGACGATCGTGCCGAAGGCGGGGCGGCCGGCAATCGACCATCCCGCCTTCGCGTGGCACCACGAGAGCGACGACTAGGCGGTAAGCAGCGCCCGCGCCGCGTTCGCGACGATCGCCTCGTGCCAGTCGGCCGCCCGGACGGCGAGCACGACACCTTCGCGCAGGGCGACCTCGAAGCCCTGTCCGGCGGCGTCGGCGATCGGCTCGGCGTCGATCCACCGCTCGCGGGCGACCTCGGCCGCGGGGATGCGAGCGACCATTTCGGCCGGCAACTCGACGTCGGTCTCGAAGATGCGCACCCGACGACCCGAGTCGACCAGGATGTTCCGGCAGTCCTCCTCGATGACGAAACCCTCGATCTCGGCCGCGCGGCTCGAGGTGCAGTAGACCTCGAGCTCGGGGTTCGCCGTGGCGAACAACCGCCGCATGCCCATAGCTTGCGACCAGGTGCCGGACCAGGTCGCCACGCGCAGGAAGCGGTTCGCCCGCGGCTTCCGGTAGGCGATCGTCCAGTTCGCTCGCTCGATGCCGTTCATTTCGGGTCTCCCTCGTTCGGTCGGGCTTACGCAGTGAGCCTATCGCCAAACCTGCTAGGTTTCTACCCCCTGAGCTGCGTTTCATCAAAAAATCATCCGAACGTCTATGCTTTTCCGTATGAACGCGCCCCTCATCGTCATCGTGCCGACACGCTCGCGTCCGGGCAACGTTCCCGAGGTTGTCGCAGCGTGGCGCGAGACGGGCGCCTTCGACGACGGCGCCGAGCTCAGCTTCGTGATCGACGCCGATGATCCGGCATATGACGAGTACGTCACGGCCCTCGACGCCGCTCGCTATCTCGCCGCCTGTCGCGGCGAGCGCCTCATCACGTGGTCTGTCATCCCGCAGTGGGCGCCGCTCGTGCCGAAGCTCAACGAAGCGGCCGTCGACCTGCTGCTCGCCGGAACGTACGCGCTCGGCTTCGCGGGCGACGACCACCGTCCGCGGACACCCGGGTGGGTCGGCCGCTACCTATCCGCGCTGCGCGATCTCGGCACGGGTGTCGTCTCCTGTCCGGACGGTTACCGAACCGACGACCTGCCTACGCAGTGGGCGATGACCGCGGACATCGTGCACGAGCTCGGCCGCATGGTGCCGGCCGGCGTCGAGCACCTCTACTGCGACGACGCGGTGCGGGATCTCGCCGCCGCGGCCGGCGCGTACCGGTTCCTCGGCGACGTGCTGATCGACCACCTCAACCCGTACGCGGGGCGGCGAGCCGAGCTCGATGAGCAGTACCGGCGAGTCAACGCGCCCGAGCAGTACGCGAAGGACCGACCGATATACCGTCGCTGGAAACGCGACGACCTACCCGAGCAAGCGGCGAGGGTGCGCGCCCTACGCGCCGAAAGAGAGGCATCATGACCGAGATCGTCGTCTCGAAGCGAAACGGCATCATCACGGCGCCGGACGGCTCGAAGTATCGCGTCGTGCGCGGGCGCACGTTCGCCGACGCTCGCCACCCGGTCGCGAAGGCGTACCCCGAC